CTCCAGAACCAGTAACAAAAGAAGGCATACCACTTGAACAAGCACAACGCAATTACGAATTAAATAAACAATTGACAGGCGAAGCATCTAAAGCACTTGGCACACCATTAGAGATGCCGGCGCCTCCTACACCGGCAACACCTCCTGCACCCGTTCAGTCTGCACCTACTCCCGCACCCGAAATGTCTGATACGGATAAAGTTAAACAATTAGAAGGTTACATTGAAGGTAATAAGAAAAGATTCGCAAGACGAGAAGCTGATGCTGAAAGACATATAGCATCATTCAAAAGACGATATGCAAATGATCCTTCCAGAGTTAAAGAATTAGAAGATGATTATAAACAAACACTTGATGTTGAACGAAAGGAAATGGAAGAAGCAAATGCTGGTTTTCAAAGACAGATAGAGTTCATTAAAAAATCTGGCGGTGGAACAGTTTCTTCTTCTCCATCAACTTCAGCACCTGGTGCAACTTCTGCTTCATCAGGAGGTGGTGCAACCGGAGGTTCAGTATCATCTTCTTCTTCAACTCCTTCAGCACCATCTCCAATTAGTGCTGATCCACCTTCATCTGGTTCTTCTTTGTCTGATGCTTCTAGTCAAGTTGCAGAAGCACAGAGAATGGAATCTGCCGCTGATGTTGGTTCTGTTGTAAACGCCCCAACAACAAACAGTTCTTTAGCATCAGAAGGTGGGGCCAAACCACAAGTTGCAAATGTATTTAATGAAGAATTTGCCAAATTAATCAGAACATAGTATGGCAGATATTTCAAAAATTCTTGGTGGTTCTATAAAAGACAAAGTTCTTGGTGTTACAAAGACCCAAGGTATAGTCAAAGAAAATCCAAATGCACTTATGAAAGTCATTGGCAAAAACTTTATGACTTTGCCTGGTCTTGCTCGTGACTTAAATGTTGCTCGTCAAAATTTCCAAACGCTTGTGAAATTAGAAGGCGGTAAACCTGCAAAAGGTGCGGATGCCCATTTTCTCAAAGAATCTGAGAGAGAGAAAAAATTAGAAGTTGAAACTGCCGAAGATAAAAAACCAACTTTGATTTCTAAAGCAGGAGAAAAACTTAAAGAAAAAGCAAAAAAGAAATATGCCAAATTAAAAGACCAATATTCAAAAAGCAACATAGCAAAAAAACTTACAAAATATTTAGGTCTTGCAGCTATCGTAGGTGTTGTGTTTATTGCTTTCAAAGATACTTTTGCAGAATGGGCAACAAGTTTATTTGATGCGATTAAAATAAAGTTTGATGAATTCACAAATAGTATTAAACAATGGTTTGAAGATTCCATTCAACCAATAATTGATAAAGCAAAAGAGCTTATTGCTCCAGTTGTAGATGCAATAAAAGGTTTTGTTGAAAAAATTAGTAATTGGTTTGGCGAAAAAATACAAATGTTGGCTGAAAAATTTCCTCAAACTTTTGAATTTATAAAAAATGTTATTGATAAAATTTCTGGTGTAATTGATAGCATTAAAGAAACTCTGACAGGCTGGGCAGAAAAGTTATTGAGTAATAAAGCCACCGCTTGGATGGTGCCAAATTTTGTTAAGAACATGATAAAGAAACCTGCGGTGTTAGAAGCGGGAGAAACTGATGCAGAAACTAAAAAATTACAAAGACAACAAGATGGAGCATTAAAGAGTGAAGCAGATGAAAAGAAAAGACAAGAAACTGAGCGTGTTAAAAAGTTAGAGAAAGAAAAACGATATACTGGTGATGATGAGATTGTTCGTGCAAGATTAGGTTTACCACCTAAGACTGAAACGATGCGTCAAGAAGATGCGGCCAAAAAACAAGCACAAGCAGTTGAAGTTGCACCACCGCCAGATTCAATTATTGTTCCTGGTGCATTTCCTTCTTCAACAGGACCATCAGCTGCACCAAAAGCACCAAAACCAATTTCAGCCGAACCACCAACCGCAGTAGGTAAAGCAGCAGGTCCACAAAGAACAGGCGGAGGATCTCTTGCATCAGTTGCTTCTGTTCAGTCTGGAGTTGATTTAACTGGTATTCATCCTGAATTTGAAAAACGCCTTGTGAACATGGCAACTGCATTCAATGAACAAACAGGTAAAAAACTATTAATTACTTCCGGCTATAGAAGTAATGAGAAACAAGCAGAATTATTCAGAGCAAAAGTCGCAGAACTTGGAGGTAATGAGGCGGCTGCTGCTAAATTAGTTGCAAGACCAATGCCTCCTTTAGGAACAGGTAAAGGAAGTTTTCACTTAAAAGGCCTTGCGATTGATATTAATTCAAAAGGCGCTGGTGGTCTTAATGCGTTAGCAGGATCAAGAGATAGTCCTACTGGTTGGTTAGAAAAATTTGGACTGGTAAGAAATGTTCCAAGAGAAGATTGGCATGTTCAACCACTCGGAACATTACCTACTGCTGACAATCCAGAAAATCCTGGTGCGCCAACTTTAGTGGCGGGTAAAGATGGCAAACCAATGGACTTGGCATCAGGTAAAAAGGAATCATTAGCACAAGCAGAATCAAAAACAAGTTCTGCATCTGGCAGCGCTGTTTCTTCTGCATCTACAGATGTTGCATCTGGTCAAAGACAACAGATGAAACCACAAACACCAATTATTGTAAATGCACCAACAACAAATAATCAGGTTGTCAAAACGACACACATGAATCCGTATCAACGACAAGACACTGGTTCTTCATTAGCATCAATGAGAGTATAAAAAAACACCCGCCAAAGCGGGTGTTCGCACTTGCATGGGATTTTTTAGTCTTGTGTTGCCAGTGATTTGAAATAATCCAAATCTTCATCATCAATATTAGACGATGTATCAAAAGGCACATCATCTTCTTTGATAGACGAAACAGAATCAACTGCCTTAGTTTTTGGTGCAGGTGTGCCTTCAAAACCAAGAACCTTATCTAAACGATTTTTGAGTTGTTCGTATGATTTGAATTGTTTCTTTTCAGTAAACTCTTTCAAACCAAACTCTTTCTTCCACAAGTCTTCAAGTTTATCATCATCACCATCAAAGAGTGCAGACTTATCGGCAAACTCTGATTTGTCATAATTACGATAACCCTCAACATTACGAATCTTCAACTTAAAGTTTGCACCTTCCCAAAGGTCAAAGGGATTGATAGGTGTTTCATCTGCAAATTCTGGATTCATTGCCTCTGTAATCTTATCAAAGATTTTCTTACCAAACTTAAACAGTTTGATTTGTCCTTCGTTGGCAGGATTACTTGGGTCTGAAATAATCAGAATATTGGAGATATAAGACAATTTGCGTTTCTGTTTACGAGCAATGTCTTTGTTTGCTTCAATGCCAGAATTCCATAGTGTATTGTTATGCTCACAGACTGGGCATTTTTCATTCAGAGTTGTGAGGCAGTTATCAATGAACCAACCACCTGGTCCTTGGAAGCCATGACTGAATGTTCGAACCCAAGGCAATGCATCATCACCATCAACCGCAGGCGCAGGAAGAAAACGAATGATTGCCATGCCGTTGCCTGCCTTGTCTACTTCTGGTTGCCAAAAACGAGTATCGTCTTTACCACCAGATTCTGCGGGTTGTGATGTTGCTTCGATTGCTTTGGTAAGTTTAGCGATATCAGAACGATTACGCTTTAGATTTGCAAAACTACTCATATGTTACTCCTTATTAAACGATATATGAACGATGTATAAACGATGTATAAACGACTTATCCACAAAAACATAATATCATTTATTTAGTAAACTTTGAAGCGTTTTCACGGTAATATTAACATCTGTATGGTGTATGCCAATGCCGCCTGCGGAATTGAAACTGTTGATAATTTCTTTCGTATCATCAATTAGAACAACATCTTTAGCAGCATATTCTGCTTTGTATTTACGACCTGGTACAACATTTGGTTTGTATGCAATACCCATCTTCTTTAACCAAACTTTTTTCTGTCGAGCAACTTCATTGTGATGTTTTTGACCACCAGATGAAGTCAGCATCTCAACAGGAATCTCTGTATGTTTGCGAATGAATTTCAGTAGTTCTTCGCCACCTGAAAGCCACTCTAAAGTTTCAAATTCTTTATCTGCAATAAACTGTGGCCATTCTTTACTGAAATTCTTGCGGTCACGAACAGACATTGCTGGATAACCAAACTTTTTCGCAAAGCGTCCTTCGAAATCAGTAAGAACACCATCCATATCTAAGTAAATTTTCTTAATCATTTTCCTATCACTTTTTTCAATATCAACTTATACTTTACACTATCTTTGGGAAGAAATGCGGTATACTTGATAATCTTTCTTCTTAAATTTGGCCATCGTATGGTGTCGGTAATCTTTTTATCCCACATCGGCAAGAAATTGAGAATTGAATTGAGTATGCACAAAGTTTCAATTTTGATAACTCGCTGTAGAGTGTATGTCAACAGAATAGGATAATCACCGTCAACTACTTTGATTACCTCATTTGGATCATCAACACCATCAAATAGTTTTGCCAAGTCACCGGTGAATTCGTAAGACAGCGATTGAATTATCTTTTGACGGCTGCGATAATTCACTTCGGCGTCTTCCGTCAATAAATCACCAACCCACAAACCATCTCGCTCGACAAAATTTGCAACAAGAAATTCAATTAAGTCTTCTCTCTTGTTGAACTTTCTGCTGAGTTTGTAGAAATGGTATTTGTCTTTACGATTCTCAAAGGAAGTCACACTAATGTTTGACTTGCCATTATACTTGTGAAAATCATATGAATCTTTTGTGAAATGTAGTTTGAGAGATTCGTAAAGACCAAACGCTTCGTATCCATCAATCATATAGGAAGGCGAGAACCTTTTTCTTTCAATAAATTTAAATCCATTGCATCA